TGGCTGAACCGACCGAACCGGTTGAACCAGCTGAGCCGGAGTTGGCTGAGTTGGCTGAGTTGGCTGAAGGTCAACCTGCCTCTGCCCCACTGCTGGCTTTGGTTCGGCCATCTTGATGGGGCTGGGAGCTGGCTCGGCGGCTGAGCCTTCCCTTAGTATCTCCCCAAGAGACCTTGAGCGAGTTGGTTGAGTTTCAATTATAGGCGTATCGGTTTCGGCGGCATCATAAAGTGCCGACATTAAGGCCGAGGGGGTGGTGTTTTCTTCGCTCATTGAGTGACGGGTTGCGGTGGTTGTGGTTGCGGCGGTGCCATCTCGGGCGGCATGGCTTGAGGTGGCATCTCTTGAGGCGGCATGGCTTGAGGCGGCATGGCTTGAGGCGGCATCTCTTGAGGCATGGCTCCGCCGGGAGGGGGTTGCTCCGAAGGTAATTCCGCAGCCTCGCCCTCTTCGAGTTCAAGCTTGATGTCGAAGCCCGCGCCTGACTTTCTGAAAATCTCGTTTATAATATCGAACAGCCTACGCTTGCCAACGGCCTCAATCACTGGAGGAATTTGCAATATCTGGCCAAGTAGGTTGGTCAGTGTCTCGGCGGACTTTACGTTGATCGCACGCTCAGGGCCGTCTCTACTGCTGAATAAATACTCATGGACTAAAGTAGCCGGCGTCCCCAAGACGTTCCTGGCCATTGGCTCAGCTGTGTCATAGTTCTCATCCGAGGGAGTGAATCCTGCATCCTCGATAACGCTTGACGAGTACCTGTTTTTGATTGGAACATCAAACTCCGAAGTACTGCAGGCCACTAGATGCTCGTATAGCATCTTTTTTATTCCAGCCCTCATCTCGTCTATCCCCTCGCTCACAAACGAGTAGATGCTCTCAACCGACGTGCTTATCTCCTGCACCTCGGTGGCGGAAATTTCTCTCGGCGCCGGCTGCCCGACCTCCTGCGGGGAAAGGACGAGCATTCGCTCGACGATCCCAAGGAGTTGGTTTATCGCCTGCATGGAATTATTTATGGTGTTACCCATATCCGCCTGCACTACGTTCACGAAGTTCTTCGCATCCAACCCAAGGTCACCCATCCTCTGCCCTGAATACATAAGTAGCTTCGGATTGACATAGTAATCCCCTGCCTTCATCGCGGTTTCGATATAATCGCGCGTACTCTCATCGAGGGCATCCTTGTCCACTGCCCATATTTGGGTTAAGCCTATCTTCATGTTCAACAACATTTGGCTCAGGATGTTCGTGAGTTGATCCTGATACGGCATAATTTCCATTGCCATACTGTTGTTCACCACCCTTGAGTCATTCTCGTTCAGCCCGCCATATACGGCGGGGACAGACGGAAGGAACTCGGCGAAAACCACCGTGTTGTCGCTGGCCACCACCAACCGAAGCCATACGTCGAACGGATAATTGCCTATGCCTCTATCGCGAGGATTGATCTTCATAAAAAGATTCGTAAGGAAAACCCCCTTATCTCCGTCAGCGGCAGAGTATATCCCGGTATTGCTGGTTCTTTCGTTCTGGAATGGAGTGAAGACTGATTTCGCGGCGGCCTTAGGGGAGGGCCATCTAAGCACGGACGGCGGATAATAGTAAGAGAAGAACTGCTGATATTGGTTATACAAACCAAACAGGGTGCTTTCGTACCCGACGTCGGTTATATTCCAATATTCAGGATTGTCCTTGATAGAACTATAATTAACTACATCCCAGTATCCGAGCCACTGGGGGCCGGTCTCGGTGTTTACTCCGGCAAGGGGAGCAGACAAATCCCTAAACACCCTAGTTGGATGCGGATTTATGAATTCCAAGCCCTCCCGGGTTACGACGGACTCAAGCTCTTCCGTTTCCCCAAACTCGTTCCTAGCCTTCCTCCACTGCACGTCCCTCGTCCATGATTCCCGAGGGAAGACAACTGTATGCCCATACATAAACATATCCCTTATGTACTGGGTGTTGTTGTGCCTCATCCCGAACTGATCCACCATGATCTCAACCCTCTGGCTAAGAGCGTCCCCCCGGCACTTCGCCGTAAGGGAAGTGGACCTAGGCTCGTATTTGAAATATGGATACAGGTTATTAAACCTAGCTACCTGAGCGGCAACCCTTCGGGTAACGTAAGACCTGATGAGGTTCATCGACACCTCGTACAGCCTAACGACGTTAATATTCTTAATTTCCCCGGTCTCGTCCCTGTCACAGAACTCATCCGCACACCCGAGGTTGGCGAGCTTGTCTCCGCACTGGGACATGGATATCTTGCCCTGAGCATAAAGCATCAGTGGTACGGACGTCTTGTTTATGATTTGACTGTCCCACGCCAGATCGGCGGCCATATATGGTTCGGCATTTGCGGCGGACCACGCGATACCCTCATATATTCGACTCTCTATCTCTTCAGTGAACCCCTCCTTTATTTTCCAGTCGGCGCCGTCCATGTCTTCGCACGTGAAGATTTGGCGCAAGCGTTCTTGGGTACACCCATACTTCTTGAGTATTTCTAAATTTACCATTACGTCATCTCTTTCCCGCAGACAGGGCAATCCGTCCTGCCTTGCAGTGCGAATAAGTGGAGAGGCACGGCGTTGCCTTCGGCGGTGTCATTGACCGCCCCCCTTAGGAATAGTCTTTCCATTTGCGTAAGCATAAGCTTTACGGGGCCGGCGAACTTTCCACTGGATAGATACTTCTTCCAGCTGGCGAGCGGCACCAACATGAGAGCGGCAAGCTCCGACTCTGTTATGTCCAAGAAGCCGCACAACCTTCGAACTCGATCCGCATTCCATTTAGGTATGTTCTTCCTGTGATAGTTTCGGACTAAAACCTCTGCGGGCATTTAGTATTCACCCGCTGGCCCGGCCTCCCCTGGAAGGGCCTCCGCCATCGCCAGCGTATCCGTTAGGCTCGAAGAGTCGAAGTCCTCAAGTGCCGGGTCAGTCGTACCCTCAAACTCTTCGGCTGGAGCGTCCAACGGTTGCTCATAGTCCGAATACGGGTCTCTGTCCACATTGGTAATAACCCCTACGAGGCGATTTTCGTCATACTCCTGCACTCCGACCGTAACGGTAAGGGACACACTTCCGCCCACGCGGGGCGACATTGAGTCTACAAATGACGCCATTTCAGGATTATCTCTGAAGTTTAATGATATTGTATTGTCTGCCATAGTGGAGCTACATTACTATTTTATTTTCCAAAAGCAAGCAACTAATTCATCCCGCCTATATCGAATATCTCCGAGACCGAACTAACGCTGCCGTAGGCAGGCCCGACGTCGAGGGATATCATTGGGTACGTCAGCGCGTCAAAGATGTGAATATACTTCGATCTTTTTGGCTTCAAGGCCAACGATGGGTCATATCTTCCGAACTTAGACTTTTCGGATGTCAAATTAAAGAACATGCCCTTCAAGCTCTTAAGGTCTCTGGACATCACGAACTCGTTATTGATCAACTTGTTAATCATAAGCCTGACCCTCGCCTCCACCGACCCCTGGAACTTTGGGGCGGGCTTCATTCTTATAGCCTCCAACCCGAAAGACGCCGCCTTGGATTTGGATATTCTTTCTATATCAAGCACGTCGTAAGAACCCGCCTGTCCGCCGGGGCGATACTGGTTGAACGCGGAATTGTCAGAGTAATGCAGATATTTGAAGTCCCACTCCATCACCCTGTTCCAGTAAGCCATCTTTCTCATTATCCTAACGCAAAGTTCTTCATATGGAACTTTCTCGTTCGTTATGGATATCTCGTCAAACGCAGTCCATATGGCCTTATCCGAGCCGACGATCTGTTGGAGAAACGTTATTCCGTGATTAACCTGACCCAAGTCGTATCCCACTATAATAGGGAACTCCGAATTAGGAACAATCTTCTCCTTGCCCGCTCCCACTATGTGAACGTTCTCATGGAAGAACCCCTTAAAAATTGCCTCGCCAGCGGGGACGTCCACCCATTCCCCCAGCACCATTCGCTTGTATTCGTAGGGCGATGTCTTTGTCGCCTCAACAACTCGATCATAATAACCGGGGGGCAAGTTGGCTTGATTCTCCTCGACGTCAAGGAAGTGCCTCTCGTAATCCTTGTTGTAATTCCCCTCCTCGTCCAGCGGCGTCTCCCACCACCTCTTGTATACCCAGTGGCTCGGGCCGTCTGGGTTGCACGCCGCAGTGTACTGCTGCACGCCGTCAATGCCTGGTCGCCGACCCAGTTGCTGGACGATTGCCTCAAAGTAGACCGGGCCGTCCAAGTTAGTCAGCTCGTCCACAAACAAGTATGACGGCTCAAAGCCCTTCACCCTATTCTTCACCAGCGTTCCGTGGGGTATCGATATGAGGTAAATCCTACTCCATCCGCCAAACTTATTCTGAACGTCTATATAAATATTCTTTTGGGTATCCTGCCTCTCCTCTGTGTATTCTATGCCAATGCCCTCCTTCCATAGCGGCAGCACCTCCGTCACCACCTTGTGCCAAACGCCGCCCAGTATGGCCTGAGACCTGATCCCTACAATTATAAGGCAAAGGGCATTGAAGTTTTCATAGGCATGCCTGACGAGCTTATGCCCGCCCAGCACGTAAGTCTTCCCTGATCCCCTATTGCCGTGTGCCAATATATATTTCGCCGTGGAGTTGTATATCTTAACCTGCGTCGGAGATAGACTTGGGGACCAGTTCGGGTCATACCCCCCGCCCTCCTCGTCCCCGTCGTCGTCCGCTAAATTACTTAGACGCTCTAGGAGGTTTTCCTTTGTTACCTTCACTGCGAGTATGACGGGTCTTTGCCCCTCTTGCCGTTTATGAATCCGAATAAGTAGGCGATCCGCACAAAGTACCTCATCCTGATAATGGATTCATCACCCGCCACGTCGTGGCGCTTGGCAAACTGATCATACCCCTTCTCTACTTGACCAAGCTCGGCATCGGTTAGCTCTGGGATAGCGTATCTTTTTCTGTCAAGGGAGCATACCCGGGCTTCTTTTTCTTCGTTGGCGTTGTTCTTTCCGCCATCTTCACGCTCGCCATCGTACCGTTCAATACTCTGTCGTAAGTGCTTATCAGTGTTTTGCATATCTCGTTATAGTGTTTCTGTAGAGACATCCTTTGATCCCAGTCCACGTCGTCCCCATCTAGCTCAGTTCGACAACGCTCCGCTTCCTGAAATAGGGCGGCGGCTTGATACAACAGCATGCGGTGCATGAGGTCAAGTCCACCTATGAGCATGCGCCACCCGTTATCGTCCATCTTTGAGAAAAGCTCCAGCTTCTTGCAGGTCTCGTCACTTATCCCCGCCTGCCTCAAGCCCTCGTTCAGGAGCTTTGAGTTCATCTTCTGCATGGCATTAGCCAGCTTCTTATCCCCTTTTTGGATCTTAGGCTCACGAATGAGCGTCTCCACCTTATCGGGTAGCTCGATGGGATCAGGCGACTCCTTTAAGTATAACGCAGAAAGCTGTCTATCTGCCTTGATTCGCTTCCTTAGGGAAGACTCGCTGACGTTCATGGCTTCGGCCGCCACTGATACGCTTTCGTCAACTTGCCCCATCACCTCCATAATGAGGTCGTTGGGTATGCTAATCTTTTTTCGCTTTGCCATTCTTGAGTTTTCTAAATCTCAATATCCTGAATAATTCCCAGCACCTCTTCTGCCAACCCGTCTTGCATCTAGAATCGACCTCTCCCCTCCTGAGCTTTGCCTTCACCAGATCGGCTTCCGCTTTCCATAGGGACCAAAAGGACTTCTTGTATTGAGCCTTCTCGCCCTTTAGTCTATCGGCCAAAGCGTCAACCTTCGCCTTGGCCTCCATCCTGCGCTGCATAAGCTTGGTGAGATACGGATCGCTCAGCATCTCCCCCTCGAGTTCATCCTTGCTCACGGTGCCGTACTTAATTCCTTTCGGAGGCTTGAACATGTTGAATGAGGGGCTTGAAGAACGTATCCCAATGTGGGTGTTTTTGTAGATACTTAAAGGTTGCTCCCGCCCGCAAGTAGGCAGATGCTCTGTTCCTGTCGGCAGAGTTGAAGGGGTCGAACCCACAAGCCTTGAAGAACTTCCGAGCCTCGCCTATCGTAACGTCATCCCACGCAAGGAGCATGGAAATCTCAATTACCCTATCGACCGAGAGGTCCGCAGTTACTGCAATCTCCTGATTAGTGATCGCCTCGACTTTGGCCTTGGATGTTCCCACTTGTCTACGAGCCAACAAGCGAACCAACGCCGGAGAAAATTTTTTCAGGTATTTCCACATATTTTATAAATGAAAATAATTTATTTTAGGTTCTTGACAAGCATAATCTTTGTACCTTAATTTCACCGTTTTTCAACTAAACCCAATAAATAAAGCTATGGCAAAAAAACTAATGAGGCAGGTGTCCATTTCGCTGAGGGAGGACAAGTTCGACTTCCTCAAGGCGTGGGCCGAAGACAGGGACGAGAGCATGTCCACTATATGTAGAGGATGGATATATACCGGACTGGCGGACTTACAGCAAGCGCTGGGCAGATTCGAGTTGCCCATGAACACTGGGTGCGGAGAAGACGGCCCCGCCGAGGACATGGAACCTATGGAACTATCAACTGAACCCGAAATAATCAAGGATGACAATGAAAGAAGCGTGGAACAAATTAGCGTCCATTGATTGCTCGGACCACATAGAGAAGAAGGGCAATTTGTCCTACCTCTCTTGGGCGTGGGCATGGAAGACGTTGTGCGATAACTTCCCCGACTCTACTTTTGAGTTTGAAAAGGCGGAGGATGGCTCCGAGTTCTGGCCGATGCCGGATGGAACCGGCGAAGTGAGATGCTCGCTAACGGTAGCTGGACTTACCAGAACCTGCTGGCTACCCGTGATGGACTACAAGAACAGCGCCATCACCGGACCCAATGCTCGGGATGTCAACGACGCCAAGATGAGATGCTTAGTCAAGTGCATCGCTCTTTTTGGACTAGGGCTTTACATATACGCAGGAGAAGACATACCTACGCGGAAAACCCAGACCCAGAGCGAAGTAGTTGACTCTCTCCACCACCTGCGCCGGAGTCTGGTTCCTGTCAGTAAGAAGCCTGTTGTCGAGCTTCCGCTCGGGGGCAAGGTTCCGATTGGCAACTGGGAGGGGATACTGCTATCGGACTTAACTCAAGCTCAACTTGAAACCCTCTGGGAGCATAGGGACAAGTTCGCCGATTATCCGGACATGACGTCCTACTTGCAAAACTGGAGGAAGGCGTGAGTTGGGATGATTGCTTCCTTATGGTCGGAGTCGGAATGGTCATACTGCTCATCATCGTGACGCTATGATCGACGAAAGGCAAAGCTGCCCATCGGCTTCAGGCATCGGACGAATTCAGCTCTGTCCGGGGAGTTGGGCCTTCGAGTCCAAATTCCCGGACGTCGAGTCACCGGAAGCAACCGAGGGAACCATCAGGCATGACTTGATTGCAGATGAGGATTTGGTTGTCGAGTCGCTTGAGCCGGAGCGAAGGTTCGTGGTTCGCAAGGCTAGGCAACTGCTTGAGAAGGCTAGGGCCGACTCCGGCATGGACGCTGCCAAGGAGACCACTATAAGGAAGGAGGAAAGGTACTGGCTTCTCAATGAAGCCGGAGCCAAAGTGATGAGCGGTAAGTTCGACTATGCCGAATGGACGGACAAGTCCGGCCTCGTAGTGGACTACAAGACGCTGAGCGGATACCAAGTCAATGCCTATGACAACCTACAGCTCAGGGCATATGCCGTACTGCTGGCGGAAAAGCACAACCTAAACTCCGTACACGTGTCTCTGGTTCAGCCGCTCGGCCTCGAGGCGTACTCCATCGACATGCTCGCCAAGCGAGACCTAAAGGAAGTCAAGGCAGCTATGCTTTCCATGCTGAAGGAGAGCATGGCTCCAACAGCTCAGCGAAGGCCGCACCCCAACGCCTGCAAGTGGTGCAAGGGATTGAGCCATTGCCCCGAAGTCAGAAACGTCATGGACACGGTAGTCGGGGTCGATATAGAAAAGCTGGAGGAACCCCTTGAAATAGAGAGGCTCCTATCTGTAGCACAAATAGCTAGCAAGTGGGCGACTCGCCTGACGAGCTGGGCAAAAGGGAAGCTCTCCGAAGACGAATCGTTTCTGCCCAATTACAAACTGAGATCATCAGGGAAGGTCAAGTCGATCAAGAACGCCAAGGATGCGGTTGAGCTACTCAGAAAAGAGTTTGATTTCTCCGAGGACGACCTGCTTGCCTGCACTCGTTTGACGATACCGGAAATAGTGAAGCTTTACGAATCCATCACGGGCAAGAAGAAAGGCTCGAGGTTGGAGGTTGAAAAGATTCTGGAGTCGATTATCGTCGCCAAGGACAAGTCCCCATCAATCATAAAGGATAAAAGTTGAGTGAACCATCTCCTAACAAAAGGCCAGTCGGTGGCTCTGACCCTAAAGGACTACCGAGTGCCAAGCCTAAATGTGGTGTTAGGGTTAAATCGGTGGGCAAAGGTCAAGGCGAAGAAGGAATGCGGCCAGAGTATCTTGTTGGCATTAGAAGCCGTAGGGTCAACCTACTCGACCCAGACAACCTCTACGTTAAGGATATCGTCGATCAGATACGCTATGCTGGCCTTATCCCAGAGGATACTCCGGAAGTCATCGAAATCGAAATCACACAAGAGAAAGTCTCCAAGTACAAAGAGGAAGAGACGATAATAACACTTAAGAGAAATGGGAACTAAAGGTAAGAAACCCGCCATGCTGTTCTACCCACGGGACTGGCTGGCCGACCCCGCGCTGAACGTCTGCTCGCTATGCGCGCAGGGCTTGTGGCTGAGGATGCTGTGCTACATGTGGGAGTCGGAAAAAAGGGGGTACTTGATAGTTAATAATAAAGCCCTTCATAAAGGACAGATATGCAGGTTGGTTGGACAGAACGACCCCGAAGATGAAGTCCTTCACTGGATGCAAGAACTAGAGGATGCAGGGGTTTATTCCATAGATGAAGAGGGGGTCATTTATTCCCGTAGGATGGTTAGTGATCAAGGAGATACGCCCAACATGAAGGAGGCTGTTTCAAAGAAGAAAGACAAAAAGGCGTCCCCCCGCGCACGGACGTGCGTTGAAGATGAAATATATAAGGAATATAATACTAAGGATGGAGTGAAGCGAGCCATCAAGAATAAATCCTTGACCTATAAGGATTACGCAGGCTTTCAAAAATTTTGGGAAACCTACCCTCCTAGGAATGGAGTAAGGCAGAACAAGCAAGAGTCATTCATATCTTGGGTGTACGACGGGCTTGAGTCCAGTACGGCTTCCATCGTGGCATCCGTGGAGAAGCTCAAGGAGACCGCCGACTGGAAAAAGGAGAAGGGAAGATACATCCCCATGGCGGTTACCTTCCTCAACCACAAGAGGTGGGAGGACGAGGTAGAGTATTCTCCAAGTGCATGGTCAGGGACGGTCGAGGAGTATGCATGACTCTGACCTGTCTGTTCTGCATCACGATGATTTTAGTAATAATATTATGCTGGCTATATGAAATCTAACATCCCCGACGAAAGCCTTGAGAGAGGAGTTCTAAGTTGCTGTATCCGCGACACCACTTGGCCCTACGCCTACACAGAGGCAAGCCGATTCATTCAACCTCAACATTTCTCTTGTTCAGATAAAGGCAGGGCGTGGACTTTATTCGCCACCCTCACGGAAGCTCCCGATGAGTTTACTATCAGTGACAAGCTCAATCTGGATATAGGGGAAGTTCTCCAGTGGTCTCAGGCCACCGAGACCTCGGCCCAAGTGGGGTACTATGCGGAGAGCGTTCTCAAGGCTTGGACAAGGAGGCAGGCTCAGGCTGTCTCTAATTCCATGAAGGACGGCATATCGGGCGGAGGAGACCCCAAGGAGGTTTTGACGGGAGCGGCCAAGCAAATATCAGACGCCCTATCCGATCAAGGATCGTCATTCGAGCCAGTGGGCAGCGAAGTGGACGACGTGTTCGATCATTGCATACTGATGGACGAAGGGAAAATCGAGTACCTACCCACCGGCTTCGTGGACTTAGATCGAGTGCTAGGCGGATTTAAGCCGGGAGAGATGTCAGTTCTCGCAGGCAGGCCATCGCAGGGCAAGACTGCCCTAGCCTTAAGTATGGCGGCACGCATAGCAAAAGCAGGTAAGCGCGTATTGTTCTCCAGTCTGGAGATGAGCAAGCATCAGCTTGTAAAGCGACTGATCCACGCAGAAGCCAGAGTTCCCATCATAAACCGAGCCAACCACTACAACCCCGGGGACAGGCAGAAGCTCAGGGAGGCAGCGGAGGAGATCAAGAAGTGGCCGCTGATGATAGATCAGTCCAGCGGAATCACCGTCTCATACCTTGCGGCCAAAGCTGTTTCCGAGAAGTCTCGCGGCGGGCTTGATCTTCTGATCGTGGACTACTTGGGAATAATGGGTGGCGAGGGTCAAAATAGCTACGAAAGAATATCGAACATATCGAGAGAGATGCAGATGTTGGCCAAGAAGCTTGACTCTCCCGTACTCGCCCTGTCTCAGCAGAACAGAGAATCGGAATCGGACTCGACCCCCCAGATGAGGCACCTCAAGGACTCGGGTTCCATCGAGCAGGATGCCGACCAGATCATCATGCTGAAGAGGATGGAGGATGGAGCATTTAAGAATACGGAAACAATGGAAGCTCACGTGGTGAAGAACCGCAATGGAGGGACAGGTAAAATACCCTTGACCTTCTGCCGCACATTCGCACGATATGAAAGCTACGCTACTCAACCCAAACCACGATTAAGCTAATGGCACAATACGAAAGAAAACCAAACACCGCAGCCCTCTTCAAGGAAGAGGAAAAAACCAACGAGAAAGGACCTGACTATACAGGGCTAGGACTAATTGAAGGCAAGGAACTGCGACTAGCAGCATGGATCAATGAGTCAAAACAAGGAAAGAAATATCTCTCCATCTCCTTTGAGGAGCCAAGAGAAAAAACAGCCGGAGCAACCTCCGCAGGAAAAGACGAGCTTAACGAAGACGTCCCCTTCTGACGGCTTTTCACACTGCACTGACTTCGCCTTGGCTCTTGCCAAGCTATACGACGACCCTCATGGATATGAGGGGGATAACAGAGAAGTTACGTGAGGAGGCGGCATACCATGCGTATGTGGTGGAGGCCGACCCTAAAGTCGCCTCAGACCTACGGCGGTTGGGGTTTTGGTCTCAAAAAGAAATCGGCGAAAGGGTGGGGTGTTCAAGACAATACATTCATCTTCTGGAACAGACGGCCCTAAAGAAAGCTCGACTGGGTTCAGCTAAACTAATCAAGGAACATGGTACTCTTCGTCGCTAAATACTTCCCATCCATTCCTATACTTTTCATACTGCCCTCGACCCTTTTCTTTGCCGGGATACATCCAGACCGAAGGACTTGCCAGGGAACTCACGGGTATCAGGTACCAGTAATCCCAAGGAGCCACGTAGGCGGCGAGTATATCAGCGGAGGTGGTCTGGAGCTTCAGCTTCTTGCTCCCCTCCATGCTTTGAATTTTGTACCGGCTGCTACTTCTGTGCGGGTGGCGGCAAGAGGTCCCTTTGATTTGAACTCTCACGCAGATTCCCGACGGAGTGTATACGATCAAGTCATGGGGCAAGTAGTCTCCGACCGGCACGTGGGGCTGAAGGTTCCTCTTCAGGGCTTCGCAGATGAAAATATTTTCATAAAGAGTCCCCATCCTCTTATTCTTGGCGGGTTCAGCTATCTCCATGGCGTAAGCCCCTCCTGCGGGTATAGGAATGCCTCGGGATACTTAGGGGATAGTTTCCCTAGGTTGCCCTCCGTGAGGAACTCCTTGGTGGGTATGTAGCCCCGTATGGTCATGTTGGGCGGTTGACCCGTTACTAACACGTAGAAGTCACTGTCTTCGACTTTCGCCGTAGGGCGAGCCACCAATCGTCCACGATGGTGCTTGGTAGTCTTCACTTCCATGCGCTTTCCCTTCGAGGAAAGCAAATCATACCCTCCACTCCTGGACGCTATACTTAAATCAGGGTACACGTTGAGGGCTTGTGCCACCGCAAGCTCCCCGCACATGCCGATGTACTCAATGTCGAAGTCCGATTCGTCCGATATGCGGCGATTGATTACGCCATCCTTGCGGGATTGCGCGGTTCGTGCCGTCGCCATGTACTTAGCAAGCTCCAACTCAGCTTCGGATAGCTTGATCTTCAATGCGATTCTCCCTCCGGTAAGCTCCATGCACCGTCAATGAACTCAAGTTCCCCCACCGGAGAGCGATCCATGACCCGAATGAACACCTCGATCACCTCAAGAAGGTCACAAGTCGCTATGTCGTCACCGCATTCCACGGCAATGTCCACGTCCGCGCCTGACCAGTTTAACTTTATTACTCCCATCCTAGGTTGCTTGTGTTGACTTTCCCCCAACAGGGGCCTCGCGTTAAGGCCATAAAGGGAACATAGCACCCACAACCAAGTTTGTCGTGGCTGCATTGGCGTAGGTTGGGGTTGTATATAGGGCATTTGCTACACGTACGCAATCTGGTACGCCACGTTCTACGTTTGACACCTAGCAAAAATGACCTGCATACCATGCCAAGTAGGGGTAGAAGACCCTTCGAGCCACCCTCTAGCTTGAGGATGGCCACCCATTCTCGGAAACGGACAGGCTTTAAGCCCATAATCTTCATTATGACTAGCTATACTACAGTATCCCTACCAAGGGGTCAAGTACCTATGTTTGCCCGAATGCCTGAAATTAAAAGATTGCAGGTTCTTGGAAACTAGAGAACGGGGATATATATATGATATGCATGATATGTGCGTTCCCCCCCTACCCCCTCCCCCCTTTGATCGTGTCATACTACTGTACTTGTATGACAGACCAGCCCCAACTCCCTCCAGACCAGTGAGTTATGAGGGTGGAAGTTCGATTTGAATTTCCCATCCGTTTGGTATGTCTCGCTTCTACCGAACGATGACCTGTGAAGAGGCGTTGGAGGACAATGTGATATGACGATGGAACCGTTTGCTAACAACAGCGTGAATGACCGCAAGATTAACGATGCTCCCCTACTCAAGGGTGAAGGGTTGCTGAGCCTGCTCAACGACCTTGGGGGTAAAGGCTTGCTCGAATGGAACGTTGAACAGCAGTTGGCTAAAGTGGGCAAGAAATTGCTTACGGAGTTTGCCTACAAGGATGGCATGGACACTCCCATGGTGCAAGGCTTTCGGTCTTGGCTGCAGAGTCAAGGCTTTCGAGGGTCTCGCCGTAGTCGGTCATACTACCTGTCCCTTGCAGAACTGGAGGCACGAGCTGTCACCATCACCGCTGAGGGAAAGGCACAAGTATGTGAGGCTAAGGCGGCGACACCGAAGGCTACGGCAGTCGGTGGAGGAGGGTTCTTGTCAGGACTGATGGGTTGACCCACAAGGTCACACTTTCGAGGGGGGACTGGTTCGCCAGTCTCCCCTTATCTCTTTTTTTCAATACGACAACAGAGGATTACATTATGGATATATCAAAGGAAGACTGGAAGCCGTTGGCTTACTTGAATCGGATTAAGTTTGCTCAACATGAGCCGGCTAGTCCAAGCGAGAAGGCTGGGTTGTCACCTATAACGGTGAAGCGACTGATGAAGGATGCCGAGGATCAGTACTATGTTGGTCACCCTAAGAATAGGGTTAAGCCAGAGTTACTGGTGAGAGATGAGGAAACTGAGGGTCGCTGGGACAGAATAGTGGCTCATCGGATGCCGAATGGTGGTGTTCGTAAGTTGTTTTACGTCGGCTGTTAAGTCGAAGAAAGGAGTGGTTGCCCTGCCAACCGTCGGTGCAAGACCGTAAAGCCCGCACCCTATGATGGGGGTTGGGTAAGCAGGAACATTTCATTGGTGTTTGGTAACACCAAGCTGAGCAATCGGCAAAAGGGATTAGGAAGGATTGAACCCCAGTGTATAGGTCTCGACAGTTCGCGCAATGCTGGCATTCATGCTTGCCCTTACCAACCCGTCCAACGGGGTTGACATTCTCATGTCAATCAAGGCTAACGATGCAGTAATGTATTGGGCAGAAGATTGAAGAGTTGCGAACGCATTGGATAAGCTAATGACATTAGCCTTTGTTGCTTAGGTAAAGTAACTCGGAGTCCCGACTGCGACGAACGATTTATATGAGGCTTATCACCTGTCGTCAGTTCAAGGTAGGCATAGGGGACAGCCACTATGGTATAACCAGTATAGTGCATCAATTTAAGGGGGTAACATGTTATACGGGAGGTTACCACTAGACGTTGCGAGAGAAGGGGGCAACGCCTATATTTTTCAATGTATACTTTGTATACATACATATCTAATAATGCTATGAAAAAAGCTCTAACCACAAGGAGTCTGCCCGAGCAGTAACTCGGAACATTTCATTTTATTAGCCGTGTGGCAAGTTCGTTGTAAAAAGAACTGGAATGATGAGTTGGTGAGAATGTTGGTATCACCATGAAATAGTGCGAATCATAGGGTAACGACCTTGAGGCCTATCATCCACGGCTAATTAAATTTTACATGAATACTGAAGGAGAAATCCAACTCAACAATGTGTTACAACGAGAAGTTGCAGAACTTCACCAAGCTATTGGGAAGCTGACCGGAAGGATAATTTCCCTTGAGAGGCAGAAGGAGTGCCTCATTAGAGTTGCTGGCGAAGATAAGAAGGAGTTCGACGGTCTTGTCGAGCTGATGCTGGAGAAATGGAGAAACTAGCTTAGTATTTGAGGGGTGAGTATGACAGGACATAGCGAGTAGTGACTGGTGTTGCGCTTGCTATTGAAGACAGGAATAAAACCTCCTGCTGGACGCAAGCTCGTACAGTAAAACGTTTACCGACGACAGCCCTAGTCCACACCCCTCACTAATTTTCACTAACCAAAGGAGATATATATATGAGTCAGATACAGTTCCCGTTCGCGGGCTTAACGATAAAGAGAAACAAGGTGGATAACGTAAAGCTTCCTGTCACTAAGGCAAGGAAGACATATAAGAGGGTTATTCCTAGCATGCCCTTCGTACTACAGGCATTCGACGGTGAGCGGTGGAAGTCCGTGCTTAAAGACGGCAACGTCATTACCTCTAAGAGCAAGGCAAGTCTCCGTAACGTGGACTTCGCCAAGTGCCTGCGTGATGGTGGATTCGTCCGCCAGATGAAGATACAGGTGTATGGGAAGCAAGCAGTGGAAGACAAGGTGTTCTTCAAGACTCCAGTCAGATGGAGACGGATAGACATGGTGTCCTTCGCAAGATGAGCTGGACAATAGAGGACATTGTCATTGGTGGGTGTATGCTCACTGGGTGCTTGGCTGTAATCATAGACATGACGACATGAAACTACATAGAGAACTTAACACTAAGGAAGAGAAGGAGTTCGCTGAGTGGGCGAGAGATAATTGGCCACTCAAAGTTGGCTTCGCTTGGGGTGATGAACCCAACCCGATGTGGCATCCCATAGTACAAGGGGAGTGCCGAAGAATGAATGTACAGGATCATGTACGTAAACTAAGGGAGGGAGGCAAGGAGGATGAGTGACAGTAAAAGCTTCCGAATAGGACCGCAACTAAGCGTAAGCGTTATCCTGCAAGGGATGGTGGAGCTGGACGGTGAGCTTATGGCGACGGGAATAACCGTCACCAACCTCGACCACTTCATAAAGATACTGAAGTTTCAGATGGTAGAGCAGGGTAAGAATGTTAGCGGATCTATATCAATCTATGATAAGGATAGCTTCAATGAGTGACGTAAGAAGATATACTAATCACCTCTACTATTTAATGGATGAGGGTGTGGTCAGTGAGTCGAGCGTTATCTTGGGATGCCTCAAGTATATGTCCGAGCTAGATGTGCAGGGTATGATGGAAGCCAACGAGTTCATACGTCCAGACGAACTAGATGAAGAGGACGATGTCGAGGATGTTGAGGACATTGAGGATGAGGAGCTACCATGCTATCGCAACCTTGAGACTTCGGGGTCGGACATGGAGAAGCACTGGGTTTGTGTGAATGATCACACTGGATGCCTATATAATGATGGGCAGAATGAGTGCGTTCACGATGGGCATTCATCTCACCCGCTGAAGCATGAGCCAGTCCACGAGTATAAAGCTTAGCGACATTGATAGATACAGAAACTGGGAGGGTAGAAAACTAATGACGATCAACACAAAGGAAACGGCACTGCAGTGCATAAGGGATGACGAGCTGCCCATTGCATATATATATGACAGTGGATTTCACGGGGACGAGGGCAAGAGGTGGTCGTTCTTTACACATAAACAATACGATGACATGTACACCAGCCCTTGGGTTCACAGCCCAGTGTGTCTTAAGTATGACGGAGAATTAACTGATGAAGGAAAAGAGTTCATTGCAACTGATAGCTGACGCCGACGCTTACGAAAACGTGGCGGGGTGGCTCTCTACGAGACGGCGACGACACATGGGTGGGCGTCACCCCTCCGAAGAGTTCTACAAATGCTGGGTAATAGATAAGATTTTAATAAAGGTTCGAGCTAAGATCGCTGATCTTAGGCTGGACATAACTGAAGTAAAGGAGTTTGAAAATAATGAGTCAACGAAACACACACACGAGTAAAAAGTATGCAATAGACCTGATAAATGAGTTCAGGGCTAAGGCACTGGAGAAGGTAGAGGTATCAAGCGAGCCTTGCATCCTGTCGCACAAGCAGGATGCTGTATTGGATGGGTCGGCAGTGTACGTGGCGATGAGTAAGATCAAGCAAGCGTGCCGGTTGCGGATGAAGGAAGCGGCACTCGGTAACGGTCGGCGTTACGGACACCATATGTATGGCACCACCATAGAGATAGAGGAGAGGTTTATTGAGACCCCGGTGTCATACAAGGAGGCGGTGAAGGCACACAAGAAGGCATTACCTAGGCAACGCAAGCAGTCGGAGAAGATCAATGCAGTGCATGAAGAGGCGGAACGAGCTATCATGTTGGGCGGTACTGACACGCAGATAGCTAAGGCGGTATCAAAACTGGAGAGACTGCTCAAAGTCACCGGGCTAACCAAGGGAACTACCTGTGAGTAGGTATCACGGAATAATGGACTGTCACGGAGTCGAGTCATTTCATCTAGCGTCGGAGGGTCGCAGTGGCTTCTATGAAATAAGGGCGGCGTCGAATCCACAGAGGTCGGCGGCGTACTATACCGTAGACCTATCGGAAAAAGAATCCAATGCAGTGGAGCTACTACTACAGGAGAATAAGTGGGAAGGGGCTTGTGTCTTTCTGAAAGACATAGGCGTACAGTCACCCACGATGCACATGATAGAGCGTTGCCCTAACCCCAGCCTAGACCCCATGTCCGCATTCGATGAAGAAGAGGAAGATCATAAGTAAACCATGAAGAAGAAGAAGATAATTAAGGAACTAAAGCGTGCGGTGAAGGAAGTTCACGGCAGATTTAAGATGGTCAACGACTCGGGCAGGGAAAAGGATTACCAAATGAAGTCACAGCAATACATGACGGCGATCATACACTTAACATTTACAATAGGAAAAATAATTGAAGCCCATGGCACACGAGTTGATGGACTTGCCGTTCGAGATGGCGATGACGAGCGACATGCTCCGTGAGTATATCATAAAGGAGAATGCGATAATTGAATATGAAAGTAGAGCTAGTGAACAGCTTGCTTGCGAGGTTCCTGGAGTTGGGGATACCTCCAGCCCTTATACCCGAGGTGACGAGGATGTGCTTGAATGGAAACAAAATACTAATACGAAAAACAGGAGAAGGGATAACCGTATACGCTGATGGTACAGACATTACTAATTAAAGAATTCGTGGAGCTGGCAAGAGCATTAGGCTCTGCCTCCTCAACGACCAAGGAAATATTTAACGAGTGGCTCAAGGAAAAGGGCTATGCAAACCTCAATGAATACAAGTCCGAGGAGGGCAATGAGGAACTGGCAGCCGAAAACTTTAAGCAATGGATTAAGGTCATCCAAGATGGGAGCCTTAAGTTTAAGTGGCATGATAACATAAGCCATCCCTTTGTTCCGGGTGAACACGAAGAGGTTAATCTTCCCATAGAAGAGAAGTTGCCCGAAGAGTTGCCCGAAGAAATCAAATACGAAGGCCCCGAGGTTCGCATTGAGGATGTAGCCAAGGAGGCTGAGGCCGATAGCGCAATGGAAGTGTTGCGTATAATGAAGGAAGGGTTTGCTAGCCTTGCCAGTGCGAACAGCCATGATCACGGGAAGGTTATTACTAGGCTGTCGGATAAGCTGGCCGACCAAGAAAATCTAATTGAGAAGTGCTGGACGCAGATCAAGTCGCACATGACTGACGATAACATCCATGGCCCAAGCGGTGGAAGTTTCCAGTCGTTCGACATAAACATCCTTCCCGCTGGCAAGAAATGGGAAGGCGACCAACCCCTGCACTATAAGTTTCCCCTTGTTGCAGCAGCCGTAACCAACAGGATACCAACCATGATCGTTGGTCCCGCCGGGTGGGGCAAGACATCCACCATCAAGGCACTAGCCGAGGTGTGTGAGGAGGCGTGGGAGGACAACAGCGTTGACTATCGCATCCAATCCATTGGGCCTCAGACCTCCAAGTCGGACATCCTTGGGTACATGGATGCCAATGGCAGGTACATAGAGTCGGTATTTTACCAGTGCTTCAGTAAGGGTATGCTCTATGCTTGTGATGAGGCGGACGCAGGCTCAGCTGGATCATTGACGTTACTCAATCAAGGGTTCGCCAATGCCGAGAGCCACTTCCCCGGACAGGACGGGATGACCCCAAGGCATGAGAACTTTGTCCCTCTCTTCCTTGCCAACACGTATGGCTTGGGTGCTAACGCTACTTATGTGGGAAGAAATCAACTGGATGCGGCAACCATAGATAGGTTTGCCGTTGTCGAGTATGACTATGACGAGAAGTGGGAGGGGAAAATATGCGGCGTCGAAAGGGATGGCGCGGAGATTAAGCTAGATGCGGGGAATGGACGGACAGACCAGGAGTGGGTTGAGTGGGTCGGACGCATTCGTAATGCGGTAGACTCGCTTGCCGTTAGGCATGTGGTCTCACCAAGGGCAAGCATCAATGGCATAAAGCTACTGAGAGCTGGCCTTGGGTTCACTCACGTATCGAATATGTGCGTATGGAAGGGAATGGATTCCGCCACTCGCGCTAAGATTGTTAACGAATCAAATATATAAACATGAAGAATAAGAAACAGCGACAGTTTCAAGTAAGATACCACGCCACGGCGGAGTGTGACGGGACTGTGATATATACCGTAGACGACGACGAGGTACCAAAGAAAGGGAAGGGGAAGGAGATTGATATGAAGTCCTTCGAGAGCGACCTCGCCAGTGAAGCTGAGCAATGGGCCGAAGGGTATCAAAGCGTATGCGAGCCACCCAAGCATGGAGTGCGGGACGTAAGGCCGGACTGGGAAGAGCAATCAGATGATTGGTCATACTTTCCAAGCGTGGACATCCTTAGCATCGAGGAAGTTACGGCCGAAGAGAATGTTGTTACACATGCCGATATGTATTCACTAGCGCAAGTGTGCCACGTTCCGTTCGGTAAGTATAAGCCCAAAGAGATGGCTCTATGGGGGCTGGAGGTGGACGGGTTCACCGTGCAGGTGGAGGCTGAGCCGCTAGAGGTATCATTTATGATAACAATAACAAGGTCGTATGGCGTCACGAGGGTGGACGCTAATAGTGTACTGAAGACCTTAGCAAGGGGCGACGTATCCCGTATGAGAAAACAGACGAAGTATACCCCCGCTGAGATGGAGCAATTATTCAAATTATTTAATTAAAACAATGGCATTTTACAAAGCAGGACACGAGCAGTGTCGAAGAGAGGTCACTAATCTCGAGAGAGATGGTGAGGAATACCAGTTGGTACGCAGGTCATCGAAGGACTTCAAGGATTTCCTAGAGTTCTGTGAGAATCAGCCGGACTTAGTTGATTACTTCTCCGAAAGACCCACCGAAAAGCATTCACGCAGGAAGGAAGGGGATGATGGTTGGGCTGGCACCCGTTCATATGAAGAGTGCCAAGAGCTGGCTGCCGATGGGTGGCCGGAGGGGCTTGGCCATGTGGAGGAGGTACGTAAAAAGATGAACAGGATAGTGGCATCCAAGATAAAGGCATACCATCCACGGTACGCAGATAGCGGGGATGAAATAGACATAGGGGCATTCGTGGAGGGAGACCCCGAACACTGGATTGAGTTTCAGCCAGAGGACACCGAGGGTATGGGGGGTAAGATCGTTAGGGTCTTGGTCAATGTCGCGGTCAGTTGTTCTGTTGAGAAGGAGGTGTTCATTCATCGGGGTGCCGCCGTAGTCGGATTGCTTGAGGCACTAAGCAACTGCGGGTACTCGGTTGAGCTGACGCTCATGTCCACTACGGAGAACGACGGCACCATCAATCAGTATGAGATTCCGGTCAAGAGATCGGACGAACACTTGGATGGGGATCGTTGTTCCTTTATGATCATTCACCCATCCATCCTTAGGAGGCTTGTCTTTGCGGCAAAAGAACAAGAGGAAACGGATGACTACTCCGGGGGATATGGGGTTCCTTGCTCTATAGTGGGGGCTACTGATGGAGACTTTGTCTTCGACAGGATACATGGAGGGGATGACTTGAAACCTTGGGCGACCGTCGCCTCGTCGGCGGACTTCATACTGGACATGCTGAAGACTCGAGGCTTGGTCGAATTAGAAGAATGATCTTCAAAATATTTGGGCCATGGCTGTTCAAGTGGTTCCTTAGGATAGGAAAAGTTTTCTATCCTAAGATCGCCATAAGGGGTGACGGGAAGGCGGCACACTTTGCCGCAAGTGAATGGGATATGTGTGATTCCATGAAGGGATACCTCGAAGAGGAAGATTATATTACAAACGACAAACCAAACAATCAGACGGAGGCACAGGATACATATGGACTTAACTAAATTAGAGGGTGGCGGGGGCAAGAAGCCCGTCAAGGGTAAGCAGGACAAACCACTGCTCAACACGATAGCAGCAGAGAGGGTCGATGCATTTTGCCAAGGCAAGGGCATAGAAAAAGAGGGGCAACAGCTCAAGGCTCCGCCCGAAGCGGAGATCAAGGAGGCATACCTTGAGGAATTGTTTAACAGAAATGCGGGGGTTGCGGAAGCCTCCAAAACTTTCAGGGCAATGGGGTCGAGCAATCAGGATAGAGTTACCGTGTATCATAATAACAACTGGACAAGGTGCGTACTCCAAGACGGAACACAAACCCTGCCCGAGGGTGAGGCTAAGGTGAGGGTGCTAAAGGACACGACGAAAAGCAAGTATGACAAGTGCTTCGAGGAGCATGTGGAAATCAAGATGGACACCGCAGAGATACCGGCGTCGATCAGGAATGAGTTTCTCATGGACATGATAGCGGTGCTTAATAAGTACCACCAAGCTCATAACCTTCGGAAGGTTCTTAAGTTTACCCCCGTGTTCACCGCCGGAAGGTATGAGATGCTCACGCCGAGGCAAAACCTACAAGTTAATCAGCACATGCCCGTGTCTGTAATAGTACGATGACATACCCGTTCGAGTTCGAGTACGAGGATGAGGGCGGAGAGTTGCATGAGGTTGAGGGGTTGATTGAGTATGACGTGCAGGACAACTCCTTCTCCTATGACTACGGAGAGCAGGTCAACCTAACGCATGACCCTGGCCCCACCATCGACATAAGTGATGTGGTCATTGAGTCTGTCACCACTGAAATACTAATGAACCCACCCGATGAAGCGCTTGTCCGTCAGGCGATTGAGGACCACTACAACGACGAGGGCATGGGAGAGATACTTAACTACGATAAGAAGCTTGGCGAAGAAGCTGAAGCTGAACGAAAACATGAACACCGCGACCATTGACACCTTCCCCCCCACCTATCCCGCTCGCCCCACCACCGGGGGCAAGCCCTTGGGTAAGGTGTGGGAGATGACGGACAAACGTAATACTATATTCACGCCGAAGTACAACGGGTGGCGAGTGTTCCTCAACACGGTGACTGGGGTTATGTATAACAGACAGCTCGAACGCTTGTCGATAGAGCATGAGTTTACCGACGCCTTGTCGCTGATAAGAAGGCAGCTGACTCCAGTTGCCGACTCGTTTTCCGAGTGGCTTGATTGCGAGGGACTGTCGAGGAGGCACGGCATAGGTAGGGGAACCTTGATAGTACTGGACATGCCGTCAATACCGGGGAGGTATGAGGATAGGCAGTCCGTACTAAGGGTGTTACTGCCAAGCGTACACAAGGTAGATGAAAAACCTAAGGACAATCACGTATACGTACCTACTATATTCAACTTCGAGGACAAGGTGGAGGCTAAGTACTGGGATGGTGTCGCCCAGAGAATGAACAAGGAATGGGATGCCGAGTTCTATGAGGGATGGGTTGGCGTAGACGCAGGATCAAAGTACCCCACACAACTGGTAGGCGCGGAGAGGAAGGCGCATAGCTGGACCAAGCACAGATGGGAGGAAGGGTAACATGTGGATACTAACGCCAGAAGGTTTCTTCAGCACAACCCAGTCATCTCTGGACGCTGACAAGATTCAGGTTAGAGCTAGAAAAAAGAAACACCTAACTCTTCTTATGGAGAGAGTGAGTTCAACACACCCCATTATGGTTACCCCGGATAGGGATTACAAATACAGGACAATTCTTCCACGCCATGTGTTCGATCAGTGGATGAGCAAGATCGTAGATACGCTTGACTATAGCAATTTCAAGAGCAAGGCGCAGGAGGTGAACGGTTATGATGAGTATGTTCACCTGCTCCATGACATATGGGGCATGGGCTTCGAGGCCCTTGGGGAAAACTGGGATGAGTACAACAAAGGATATAAATGAGTTACGATTTATCAATCAGGAAGGACGGCACCCTTGCGGTGTCAGAGGGTAGGCTGTCGGCGTTGAATAGGTGGCAGCATCTTAACACGCTCAGAAAGCTGAGGGATGAGACGCCTGTCGCATTGCTAACTGAAGCCGCAAGCAGGCAGGGGATGCGGGACATCCTGCTGTTGAGCAGTGAGGGTGAGGTGCAAATTGAGCCACTTGCGAAGGAAGCAATCGTGGCATCACTGGTGCAGGGGGATGAGTTTAATGCACCCCTTAGGCCGCCAACGGATCAAGAACTTGTGGCTTATGCGGATGAGATGGGCAAGCTTGAGTGCGTGGATGGGTCGTCACTTAACCTCACTCCGGGGCGAGGTTATGACATTCGGACGGGGTCAACTCCATTCACTGAGAAGTTCACAAGGAAGAAGCCTTACTATGATGAGGACAGTGGGACTATGCGAGTAACGGAACACACTTGCGAACTCACAGGAGTGGATAGATTCATAAGGATAGTGGACGACAACAACGAGTACCACTTCTTCAGGGACAGGCCCGGGCCGCATGACAACCAACACCAAGAGGCGGAGTTATGGGAACACTTCAAGCGTCCGGATGTTGACACGATCAGGGAGGTCAGTGAGGAAAAGTATGACAGCAACATCGAGGAGATGCGTGCATTCGAGGCCATGTCTGGATTCACTTACTTCCCTGGACAGCTGGACTACTACGCAAGGATGGGCATAAAGAAGTATGGATGTATTGCTGCCGACGTAGGTACAGGCAAGACGCTTGGGGCATTGACCCTAGCTTGGCTTGCGAAAGCTGAGCGTATTCTGATCATGGCCCCTAAGGGTACGGTGGAGAATGAGATGGGAGACAAGCGGAACTTTGATCCAGCCCAGTGGGTAGCTGAGATACAAAAGTTCTGCCCGTACTACCCTGTTCGCACGCTATTCAATCGGTCGGACTACGACAAGGCACGCTCAGAGGGAGAGGACGGTGTGTTTCCTCCGGGGATATACATCACATACCCGTCTGCCTTTCTCAAGAATGACGCAATGGAGTACGCTCCCGGAACATGGAGGAAGGCGAATGCAGTGAAGCGCGAAGAGCAGTTCAGGAAGCGACTCGCCATAAGGAAGAAGCATCGCGAGGGTGATCGACTTTACCACCTTGGCTTGGGTGAATGTGATGCGAACGGTATAGTCTGCGTAGCTAAGCCAAGCTTGTCCACCTTGTGTGGCTCGCAGTTTGATATGATAATCATAGACGAAGCCCACCTTATGAGGTCACTCAAGTCAATGCAGACTAGGGCGTTACTTAGGCTTCAGCCAGAGTTTAGATATACACTCTCGGCTACCCCTATTCCTAACCAGATAACCAACATCTTCCCCATCCTTGGGTGGCTTGCGGTGCGGGATTGGTACAAGGGAGGCAAGCGGAACGCCGCATTCCCCTACGCTATCTCGGAGTACGGGTCGTTCGAGCATCAGTTCATGTCCGTCGAGTATGACTCCACTGAAGAGCGGAGAAGGAGAAGCGAGGACCCCAACTGGAGTGGAAGGATACGCTCTAACTCTGCCGTAATCTCTTCACCGACTAGGCTACTTAAACTTATAAAGCCAATCCTTGGTTACATTAGTAAGGAGGAGTGCAACCCAGACCTAGTGAAGTGCAATGTGCAGGATGTGAGGGTGCCAATGGGGCAAGAGCAGATGCAGTTGTACGCCAAGTACCTCAACAGGAAGGTATTTATACCGAAAGATTTACCCAAGAGGGAGAAGAAGGAGAAGCAGAGGGCCATGCTTACGGCAGCCCTTCGGCAAACCAACGCACTGCGTTCCATATGTGCATCGCCAAGGGATACGTTCGCGGGGCTAAGGGAGGAGGACTCGGAGATATGCACATCCAACTTCAATCCAAAGATCATAACCATACTGCAAATGCTCAACGAGAACATCGACAAGGGTGAGCAGACCGTCGTGGTATACTCAAGGACAGGGCAGGGCAATGAGATAGCGAGCAGAATAAATCAAGCCGGCATTAGGTATGGGCGGATCGACAGCACGAGAGGGAAGCACGCAATGCAGGCGTCGCAGTTCAAGAAAAAAGAATTCCCCATATTGCTAATGGGTATCAATTGCGCGCAGGCTTATAGCTTTGAGAACTGCCCTAACCTTATAGTTGCATCGCTCGACTGGGGATACGGCTCCCTGTATCAGGCACTCGGAAGGGTTCATCGACTGAATTCCCCGAAGGAATGCAACATTCATGTGATTCTTTTTGAGAACACAATCGAGGAGGCTATCTTCGACAGGGTTGCCACTAAGCAGGACGCCGCAACGCTATGTCTCCATGGCAAGCGGGTTGATAGGGACTATAAACAAATGGAGGCATCGGAGATACTAGCCGACCACATCATTAACTTTGATGAGAACGGTGAGTCCAGACCAGAGTCATCTTGTGAGCTTGAGTGGAACACGCTTGCGGGAGTGATGAAAGAAACTAACCAAAATCCAACAAAATTATAATGAGCAAAACAGCAATAATGTATTTCACAGCCACATGGTGCGGCGCTTGTGAGGTTATGCTACCCGTCGCCGAGAAGGTGGCGGTGAAGCATAAGAAAGAACTTGAGGTAGTGGATATAACTACGGGCGACGGACAGCAGTCGGCCACGCTCTACGGAGTCACCGCTATACCTCAATTGATTTGTGTAAACAAAGACCTACCTAAGGATGAAGGCGTTCTGAGTAGGCTCATCGGCGTCGGCAAAGTGTCGGACGTAAAATTCGCATGACACCTTGGAAGTTTTTGACCTGCGAGTACACTCACTGGGCATTGGAGAATCGGGCGGCGAACACGGTGGCCTCCCAGAACAGCGCCATCAATATGTGGATCGAGAAGTATCTGCCAAAGAAATCCATTGACCTCAATGACGTGACGCCGGAGATGGTGAGCTGCTATATCAATGCGGAAGACGGGGTGGGACTGGGGCAGCGGAGGTTCCGACTGTCGGCAGTCAATTCATTCCTTAGCCTCGCCAAAGATAGGGGGCATTGCAAAGGGAATGTAGCCGCAAAGCTTAGAGTTAATATGAAAAACCTAACACTCAAGCAGAAGGAGCCGAAGAAGAAGAAACCGTTCTCCCTCGAAGAGTACAAGCTTACGTGTCAGGGCATTGATGTTCTGCATAAGGCCCCCGTGCCGCCGACGTACCTTGAGTTCTTCAAGTTCGCGACCACCTTGTCATACTACACCGGGCTAAGGCTGTCCGACTGCGCGTCCCTTGAGTGGGACAGCATCGTCTCCGTCCCCAACCACCTCGTGGTATGGACGGCGAAGGCAGGAGATAAGCAGCATGCCAGGGTTGCCTTGCCCGTAGATCACGACATGTTGGGAGGAGGTGAATTGGTTAAGCTGTTCAATGGTCTGGACTTCGGGGACGACCCCGACTATGTGTGGCCCGAAGAACGGAGACTTATATCAACTCCATCCACCCGATCCTATCTCCCCCAGTACTATAAGAGAATGCTTAAGAAAATCCCGACGATCAATGGAAGGGTATTATCATTTCATTGCTTAAGGCATTCATTCGTCACGAGGCTCAAGGCCGCTGGCGTTGGGTTGGAGGACATAGGGAAGCTTGTGGCACACACATCAACAGGAACAACTGAAATATATAATCATGCCTAAGAAAAATAAAAAGGGAAATAAAATACAGGACAAAGACATAGAGGCCGTCGCCATGGGCTTAACGCTAGGTAAGTCGCGGGCCATGTATCTCTTAAATGAAACCGTGAACGGGTTTAGGGATATGCTTAACGACGACCAAGCCTTTGCGGACTTCGATGACGTCACCGCCGAGGGGAAGCGCGAGGCAGTTAAGGCTTCGCTCAAGACGGGGACGTGGATCATGCAGTACGTGGATCAAGCTTGGGATAGGGTACCTGAAAGCACACCGCTCAAGGCGGGGGAGAAGCTGGCATGGGATGAAGATTGAACACAACCTGAACCGTGTAGTCTAACTACATGGTTTGCTTTGTTGTTAGCATCCCCCTTGCGGGGGGTGTTATTTTTTTTCAGCTAACTTGATGACCGCCTTAACCAACTCATTCAGGTGGTGGTTCATGGCGGCAAGCTCCTCTTTTATTTCCAGTAGTATCTCTTCAGTCATTTTTTTGTGGTGTTCGCTTCACTTCAAATCACGTTAATCTATTACAACCCTTCCAAGCCCCGGCATGGGGCATCCGTAACCAAGGACCATGACAAAAAAAACAAGAAAGAAGAAGGTTAAGTCAGCCATAAAATGGGTGGAGACACCACTTGCTAAAGAGTTGAGGGAGAAGCTCGAAGCCCGGACATGGCGATCACTTAATGGGAAGCCGTTGTTAGTCCGATGACTCACGTTTTACCATGACTTTGCCCAATGATGTATCGAGATCGTGTCATCGGTTATACATTCTGGTGTGAATTTTTCCGTATAATAATAAGGATAGAAAAATTTTTCAGGATATGCCCTAATACCATCAGGGTATGCAGTTGGACTGCAATGATACGCTAAACCGTAATGCTCTTTTAACATATTAGTGAGAAAAACTGGTCCCGATATAGATGCCAATGATGGCGGGGTTTCCTCAAATTTTTTCAAGAAGGTATCAATGCATAACTTGATGAAGTTATTTCCTTTAGTTCCGCCTAATGTGGCATTACATATCCACTCACGACATTCAAAACCAAAGAACAAGTTGTCACTCAATAGACTGTCAAATGGTTTAACTACTTCCACATCTGTATCCAAATAAACGCCACCCTCTTCATGTATTGCATATAAACGAACAAAATCAGCAACGGACGCCCAAGTTTTTTCTTGCAAACCCCTTGTGATATAGGGATTCATTGGCGTGTTATCTTCATTCCATTCTTTTATTTCCCATTCGGGATGAATATCACTAAATGTTTTTATACATTTGTTTAGAAGGTAATTCTTTTTACCCCTACCAAACCAACAGTAATGTATTGTTTTAGGTATATTGCTCATCCTTGAGATGGTCAATATTGGGAAAGTTGTCAGTCGGAATTTTCTTGCTCAAAAAATCACATATCAATTTCCAATTATCATCGCAGGTCGTTATGTCGATTCTTAATAAATCTGCCCCCCTGTCTTTGAAATATTTTTCAACATCACTATGATGCTCATAATATTTTTCCGTCCATACTCGCCGATCAAAGTTCCGTTGACCAAAGAACTTTACATTATGTAAGTGACAATTCTCAACCCAGTCGGGGCCATCTTGATTGTATAACCTCTCCCAGCTATTCAACCAATTATCAAGACTTCTGTGGGTGTGAATGAATTTTGTATTAGGAAATTTTCTATCAATCTCTTTATATAAATAATAATACGGCGTATCACAGAAGCAGTCATAATCATTATATGATTGTTGCTCATCAGGGTGTATGACGTGATTACTGTGTTTTGATTTATAACCTAATATCTCAAATGCCCTATGCAATGATGTTGTCGCAGTCCTTGGTAGTCCTATTCCTATAATTTTCATTACCATCTGCACGCTTTTAATATTAAAGTTCCTTTACCCGCGACCGACCATCCTTCTCCAAGTGGAACCGGGGTTATCTTATGGGGCTTGAGTATACCGGCAATCGTTACGTCTTCAAGTATCTTCCAGTATCTCATGGACTTGGTGTTCACGATTATTTCACACGCCTTGCGAGACAAATAATACGCTCCACCCTTACACCAAGCCAGATCATGCCCAATCCATTCATGTCTCATGTTGACGTAATAATTCGTCATGCATCGACCTCGATGATAACCAGAGCCTCCACCACCCTCGCATACTATTCCGCTATAGTCATGCGCTTCAGCCTCCCTATCGCAATCCAGTATGTTCTCATTAACGCGAACATCATCATCCGTTTTTAGGATATGAGTAAACTCTCTGTTCTCCAAAGCCCACTCTATCGCACCCACCACCTTTGAGGCCAAAGCTTCATAGGTATCTGGGCATGGAAGATATACGATATCCCCATCCTCTTTGGGCTTTGAGTCACAAATTGGCTTGGTTACCAAACTTGAATCTCCGATAAAATATTTATAATCACCAAGGTGAGTCTTGTCCTGCCTGTCTCGGCGATTCTTATATTTCTCGCAACTCAGAACTATAGTGAACCGCTTCATTTATACCATGTAATTCTTAACATTAAAAGTGCTTGGTATATCACGCCACTTGGGGGTCTTCACTCTGTCCTTGTCTGTGTACCAATGAATGTAGTTAAGCTCTTCCCTGCCCACACTTAAGGCTCCGTCACTCAGTGTTATCGGGCGACGGTTAATATACCTATAGTCCTGCGCCTTTATTCCTCCAGCCCCTAGCCCATATTCATGGATCAAGACAGTAGGCACTAGCCATTCATCTATATAGTTATTCGTGTCTTCCTCAAGCAGGGCTTTAGCAGTCGGAAGGTGTTCAAATATTCTTCTCCCACGATCATCATTTCTCATCATCACGAAATGTCCGGGTATGAACCATCTACCAACTGGCTTTTTGCTTTCGACGAGTGCCATATCCGAACGCTTGTGTTTCGCGCAGTACAGCTCAAGGTCACTAAATGCAGGAAGCTTACCATATACGACATCACAATCCCCATACCCCCAGTATTCATAGTCCCTAAGTTCATCCTCAAAAAGTTTACCATAGAAGGACTTGAGGTCGCATAGCTTGTATGGGTATCTGGCTTGAAACTTTAGCCCATATGTTTTTTCAGCCCTATCGAATATATCATCCATAGAGCATTTGTGTATCTTCACATTTGGGGGAGCATCAAAATCGTGATCGGTAAAAAACAAAACATCCATAGCTTGTCTAGCTACGGTGGATAGCCACAGGTCTAGGTATGGCCAGCCATTTCCAAACTGGGCTATCACTAATGTCGCGTTGTTCACATCCCTACGTCCTTTATGAAGCTATTAAGTTTCGGTGGCAACTGTCGTCGCCAAAATAAATTCCATTTGTCGTATGCCGTCTTCAACCCGTCGTCCGCATTTCTGTATGCAGCCTTATCGAAGTGGCAGTGCAGTGATCGGGTGAGTCCAAAGCTGAACGGAAGCTCTGGTATCTGGGGGTCGGTGTTTCTCCAGAACCCTATGTTGTGGAATTTATCAAACTTACCTACGTCGAAGTCCTCAAACAGCAAGGCCATGCCCTGCTGCTCATAGAAGGAAGAGCGGTGCAAGTATATCTCGCGCCAGTAGTCGGCCAGGGAAGGCTCCGACGTAAACACATATCCGGCGTTGAACCCTCCGTACTTGTGGTTTTCTTTCTGCCTATTAGGCGTGTGGTGGTGCGGTGAAAGCATAACGGGGTGAGTTATGCTTCGATGTATAGACCTAACGAGAGTTATGTCGGCGTCAAGGAACATGGTGTTCCCGCAGTCGGACACTCCCCAGTCAATCGCATCCATCTTTTTATATATAGCACCCCTATTGTGAAAAGTATTCTGCTTCTTGACGTGGCTGATCGCTTTTTCGGCATCGGCCAAGTGATCCTTCGTTGCTTCCGGCCTGCAGACCACGTCCTCAAAATTAAACTGCCTAAGGTAGGCTTGAGTCTCCTCGTCGGTGATGATTAGTATCGGGCATTGGTAGAACTGCCTGATGCTATACACCATTAGGGCAGCCTCCTTATGGCAGGGGGCGGTGGCTACCGCACTAAACGACTTTACTTCCCGCGAGCTTTCGAGCATGGGTAACCGCCTCCTCCAGCCCATCGAACTTCTGATAGATTATTCCGGCCGGCTCGCCACTGTCGTAGCTGACCTCCCATGCCTCACCCGAAAGGTTTATGTTTATCTCCCTCTCGCCAGTCACGGTAACTGTAAACCTATGGCACTTAATCTCCGTCATCTTCTTCAAATATAATATCCGGGGAGTTGTTTATCAGGTCATGCTTGGCCATCTCCAATACCCCAACCATGCTTTCCATTGGTATGTCAAACTCTTCCTTGTAGTAGTGAATCTTTTCCTGTATCTCAAAGGCAAAAGCGTCAACCTGCTCCCAGTGATCCTTCGGCCCACTCACGGGCAAACCCCATTGGCCGGGACGAAGGCGACGCCTTCGCTTTCAGGGCAGATTTGATTTGCCTCGTCGCAACAAGGATCGTCATCACCTTCTTCACATTGATGTCCGGGCAGGTAGGGGTTGTCGTCGCCAATCTGGCATACGCAATCCGCTTGCCATTCCTCAGCTGGCAGGACGCCATCGGTTACTACGCCTCCGGTCCAGCCACCGAGAGCGTTGTAGTACTTGCCTGATATGTGTTCGCATCCTCCAACTGCCGGCCACTCTCCTGCGGCGGTGCAAAACGTTCCCTTCCAAAACCCTGCAACGGAGTCATACTCAAGAACCTTGACTCCTGCTGCGGTTATATAATCGCACGTGCCATCCACAAGAGTTAACTTTTGCACATCATCGCAGTATACATAGCTTTGAGTGCAGCAGCCCGAAGCGTTTGATTTGGTTTCGGTCTTAACGCAGTACACGCACACCTCTACGGGGAGTACCTCGTCAGGACAGCAGTCACAGCAATCGCAAGGCCCCTCTCTCTTCTCGCACTCGCACTCGCAACACGTGCCGTTTACCTTGAACTGGTTTATAAAGTTTCCCATAACAAAAGAAAGGGGGGGGTAAGCACGAGCCGCGAGGTCGTGCTATGCGCTACCCCAAACGCTACCCCCCCACAAATTCATTTCATCAAGTCGTAAAGTTTTCTAACATCATCTCGGCGATCTTCAAGGAGCTTCTCCGTCTGGTTCCATCTCTCATCATCGCGAGCCTCGTTCTTGGCAAGCTTAACCTCCACCCCTTGTAGTCGGGTGTCCATCTCGTGCGTCTTCCTGGCTTCCTTCTTGAGAAAGAAGCCGAGTACGGATATAGCGACACCCACACCCAGAAATATGTATGAGTTAAGTTCCATCATCCACTAAGCCACTGCAGTAGGGCGAGCGTTGCGACCGTGGCCACGGACACCGCGAATAGCTTTTGCCTTTTGCTAAGCAACTTATACTTAGCTATCGTGTTGTAAATCAGACTCATCTTTTTCCTTTTGTTTTTTATGTACGTGCCTCGTGTATAACAGAGGAATAACTACCCACGCAGACAATCCTATCACGCATATCTTCAGCAGTCCATAAACTTCATCAAGTATCCCATCGAAGAAGCCGTTATTCTTAGCGTCCTCCAACCTCTTCTGAACTAAGGCATCCACGTCTCCCGTGGTCAGGGCCTTGATTGTTTGCTGCGCTTGCTTTAGGTCGGCGTCACCCTTGGCTAATTCGCCCACCGTCCAGCCCGCCCCTGCACCCAGGCCAGCCGATATCGGCCCGCCAATTGATCCCGCCGATCCGCCGACCACGGCCCCTCCAAGTGGGTAGAACTTCTTGAGACTACAGGAAGATAGGCAGATAGCAGATAGCAGCAGACAACTACTCCTCATTGAGCTTCTCCGTAAGCACGCCTCTTGCCTCTGATATCTTTTCCATTAAGGCATCCTTCTTCTGGCCAATGCTGTCCATTCTCTCCTTCAGTAGCGCGAACTCCGGAAGTTTTACTTCCTGTAGCTTTACGTCCAGTCCATTAATTGCGGCGATCAAATCGTTTAGTCCTTTAGATTCTTTTATTTCGTTCATAGTCCCATCATTTTTAGTCTTGTTGCTTGGCTAGAGTAGTCGGGCTGACTGAACCTCATTGAGCTTCCGCCACCACCGCGTCTCTTAGGGTTAGGTTCGAGATACCTGAGATACTTATCGTGCAGTCGGATCAAGTCCATTACATTCTCCCTGCCTCGGGATGTCATGTGAGAGAGTAGTAGCGCCATCTCCGCCTCGTCCAGCTTATGGGTGAACAAGTCCAGTGGATCGCGAGCCTTCCATGATCTTATGATCCTGTCCATGGGATCGCCATCAAAGTCCACGGCGGCAGCCTCCATGGCACCCTGCAGTACGGTGTTAAACTCCTCGGGGTCATCTCCGTATGCCGTTAGCATCAGCTGCCTAATGCGAGCGGTCAGCGGAGTAGGTGAGGAGGTTACTCCCCCCTTGTCCAGCGGCAGCCCCGCCGCCCTGCCGGCTGAGCGTATGTAGTTGTATGCGTCCACCCTCTTCACTCTCCGCCTCTCCCCTTCATGCACTGGGTATAGCGTATTGTTCACTGTCTGGGCCAAGTGTGCCGGGGCCTGCCCTAGCATGACGTCGAAGAGACGCTTGCCGTCTTCATAGTTTATATACCACCCCGAGTGCATGATGTTTACGAAGGCGTCCCTGAAGTTAGATAGCTGGGAGTACATAAGGACTCGATCGATCCCTAGGGAACGCTGGCCTTGCGATGGATCGGTCCACGCCAGCATGCCATAGATAGCTTCCATCCCCAGCCCGTAGGTGTTGCCGGCACGAGCAAGCCTCTCAAGTATACCAAGGCCCTGCCCATCTCGGTTGGTCAGCATCCCGTACATGGCGAAGCCGGGGAAAAGATTAACTGGGTCCACTTCGCGAAGGTTGCTCTTCTTGCCAAGTATTTCCTCGTCATACTCATCCATCAATAGGGATGCCGCAATGCCGATAGGCATGGTGACGGCGCTTATTCCCGCAATCCCCTTGAGTACGGAGTTGATGGTGTACCTACCCTCTTGCGTCTGAACGGACTTGTGTACTGCGTTGGACTTTGCGGTAGCCCAGCGCAGCAACGGAGAGGCCGCTCGCAGTATCCCGTTGGTCCGATAAGATATGGGAGTTGATCCGATCCCGCCCTCCAGGTTGATGTCATCCATTGACATCTGGTACATGGTGAGGTAGTCGCCTTTGGAGAACATCTCCTTACCGGAGGTGACTCTTTCATGTACTCTCTGAACAAAATCAAGTAGGGACTCTCCGGTTCGCTCAGCCCAAGCGTCCGACATATACTCCAAGGCTCGTTCATTTCCCCCAAGCAACCCATTCTTTAGGCCAAGGTTGCCAAGGGTTATCTTAAAGTTGGGGTCGGTCATAACTGCGGGGTTCTTCTCGGCCAACCTAATGGCTCGACGCATTACGTATCTCCAGTTGTCCATCATCGACCCCGCGATGGCCTTCCCGAATATATTATTTAGCCAAGAGAACGGGGAGAATGGCGTGAATGGCGTGTACCCACTGGCCCCAGCGTCCTTATGCTTACCGAAGTAACCCTTGATCGACCGATCCAGTAGTCCGTCCGCCCCCCTAAAGAACTTGATGGCGCCTGATCCCGCACCCTTGACTCCATTGTTCGACATCAACTGCCTGTAGGTGAGGTCATGCTGCCCCGGCATCCCCCTTAGGTCGTTCATAACCATAGAGGTTTCGTTGGCTCGGAGATTAAGCCAGCCCAATCCGTCCGACCCAAAGATAGATCCGAACGCTTCCTGTATGGATCTGTATATAAATTTCCCACTCGTCTTGGCGGCCATGCTACCGAAGCCCAACCTCTGGGTGTAATCCATGCCCGAGAGTATGCTCCATAATCCGGACTTAGGGGTACGCAATATGAGGCTTGCATTGAATCCGATAGCCTCCTCCACGGGCCTCATGTCCTTGAAGCCACCTCCGGGGGCCATGAATAGATTTCTCATATCCGTTTGCAGGTCGGTTACCTCTTCGACGTTACGCTCCACTTGCATAGCCCGCTTCATTCCCTCCTTGCCAACGCGAGCCACCAAAAAGCTTTTACGCTCCTTGTCTGTCGTAAGAGATTTATATATGGGGTCGGTCGTGTACTCCCCGACGCTCCCCTTATTGAGCCTTACCTCCGACTTGGCGTTATTCGACACGGCACTAAGGGTTGAGCTATCTCTTCCGAATGCCGCTACGGCAGCTAACTTTGCTATGTGAATACCTGCGTCAACCTTAGTGTAGGTGTCATACTGCAACCACTCTCTAGGGAAAATCGTATTGGTTCTGGCGTCCATCATGCGGTGGGGGTGCCTGCCGTTGGGGTTGAGCGGGTCAGTGTCAACCTTGCCGGCTATCGCCGCCGCCATCTCGTACACATTCCGAAGTCTCTTCACGAATCGCTCAGCAAATTGATTCAGCTCCTCCGTCGGGTTGTCTTGATTAAGATACAGCTCCCGGATGAGTACGCCCAGATTCCCCTTCGATTCATTCCAGACCGAAGCTATCTCGTCCTGCGGGATTGGTTGACGAACCTTAGTGCCTCGAGTTAGGGAACTCGTGAATATAGGATCGCCCGGCTTGTTAAGCAGGGGATCGAGGAACACTCTCTTGATCATGTCCGGCATTATGCCCTCGGCGAGAGCGACAATACCCTGAAAAGCTGCGTCGGTCTCTACGGTTGTTGCGCCTAACCTGCCCAGCTCGGCCCAAACGGCGTCGTCCTTCCAGCCGGCCTCCCTCATAATGCTATTGATAGTCGAGAGTACCTCTCCCCTTAGCATCCTGGGTACGGTAACCCTGCCATACTTTATCCTCCTTCGCATTAAGTTTTCCCTTTTCCCTGTAAGAGGGTTCGACCACTGAACCGACGGGTCTTCGACCAACACGTTGTTGGCGGTTGCGATATTGTCCTCGAAAGTATTACAGGCTTCCGTTGCTTCCCATAATTTGCGAAGGGTCTTCTCTAATTCAGGGGAGGCTGTCTTGCCCATTGACCGATGAAGCTCTTGTATCTCCCCAAACACCTGTCGATAGAGGGTGTCGGGGTCGGCGGCATGCTCGGGCATATTTTCTATCCAGTATATTCCAGTGTCATACACCATCTCCTTGAAGATGTCCCGACTCATGCCGCTGGCGAGCGTGGCTTCACTGAATGCACCATCCCAAATGCCGGCAAGCTTTAGGGATTCGTTCTTGTGTTGCGTTTGTATTCTCCTGAACTGGGCAATCATTCTTGAAACCTGAACTCCCGACTGCCCCATCGCCCGCCACCGCTGCTCCAGCGTGGATAGGTTTCGGTCGAGAACATTCATGTGTATGGTTTGGTACTCCCGATGAACCACTGCCTTATTAAGTCCTACCAGAATGTCGGCTATGACCTTATTGAAAGGCTCGTCCTGTTTTCCTTGGTGTGCCTGCTCCGCTAGGTATGCCTTGTTCCACCACTTGGCCTCAGCTATATCCTTCCTGTTCTCATCCGTCGCCGCCAAGGAAAAGAAGGCCTCCCTCGCCGCCCACCCTTCCTTCGTCTTCTCCATAATGAAATACTTTTCTCCTGGCGAGGCGTTGAAGTTATACCCGACACCTAAGCGTCGGTGAAGCTCCCGCTCCCTCGGGTGAAGCGTCTTCAGGATACCCT